GTTCGTAATCCCACTTAACAGTAGAGTAAGAATGTCCGCCGTCTATATACACCATATCAAATGCCAGCGGTCCAATTAATGTGTCGTGTGTCCAACCCTTGATTAAGTTATAAGATTCTAATAGTTCATTCTTAACATACTTATCACACCGTTCTTTGATTACATTATAAGATGCAGATTCTTTACCATTATGTTCCATCTCTCCTGTAATAGGATTTTTTGGGTATTCAAATGTAGGCCGTTCGGCTATTTCAAATGCATCATACCCAATGTAGTCAATTTTATACCCAAGTTCTTTAGTAAGTGGAGTTAGAGACTTTAATGTTAATCCCTCATGACATCCAATTTCACAAAACGTTTTTGGTTTATATTTTACAATTAAAGGTTTAAAAACCTTGTCCCATTTATAATCTTTCATACGTATTTTTTAAAAAATTGCCAAGCAGTTCCTGATTTTAACTCATCGAATTTCCAATGACACATTGACAACCGTTCTATCCACAACTGTCTATCAAACATCACCGGGTCTTCTATTCTACTTATATCAATGTTAGCCACTGCAAGACTTTGACTGTGTTGAGGTTGAGGATCTGTAAGAAACGCAGGAATGCCTTCTATAATACTAGCTACGCTAGGACTACTGTTATAGACCACTGTGGCCCAGGCATTTTGTAAATCTTCTCTAAGATCAGGTTTAGTGCTAAGTGATACCGATTTGTGATTTATCTTAAGATAACTGCCAATTTTTTTGTCGCCGGGATGTGATCTAACTACAATTGGTCTTTTGCTATATTTTCTTATTTCTAAAATAATCGTATTCATCCACTGGATTACATCTAACCCTCGCATGCTCCAGCCGCCATTTCTCTGTAGACAGATTAAAATATGAGTACCTTGTGTTCTCCAAGGTTTTAGACTTATTCCTAAATCTTTACTGATTTGAGTCCATCTGTCAGGATCCACATCTCGATCAAAATAAAATCCAGTGGTCGGAAATACCCCGTCGAAACTATATCTCAAATAATGTAAGGGATTAGTTTTATTAGAATATAGAAATAAACTACTGTCTACTATCAAAGATCTACGTTGATTTTTCTTCTGCAGAGCTACTGCATTTTGTCTCAGTTGTAGATGGGGTGCTGATTTACCATGCTCGTGTACAAATCCCTGTATTAGTGCTACATCACAGTCTAAAGTAGTTAACTTCCGATGAGCTATTGCAGTGTCGCCTGACGCAACAACTCCCTGGCAAAAATAGTCTAATATTTGAGGCTTCTCCATATTATTATTATTAGGAGGGATACCAGCATAATAGGCTACTGCTGTTAGGTTAGACACCGTGATATTCCTTGACTATTCTTAGAGCAGTGCCATCCATAAATTCGTCGTAGGTGAATTGACAATAGCTGAGCCATGCCAACCAATCTCCCAAGGAACCATAATATAAATCGTTAATTTGCGAAAGGTCGTTTCTAGTCACAGTATTACTAACATGTTTATCGAGAGTTATAGCAGGGACGCCGGCCCAGATAGATTCTACAGCACTATTGGAATTAATGCTGACAGTACAATAATAGTCGCCTTCAAGCAATGTCTGATACAGGCTTGTTCGTGTTTTTTTGTTGGTCTTTGATCTTATCTCTATAGGTCTGTTGGTATATTTTTTTAATTCATTAGAGACTTCCTCTGTCCAAGATTTTGGATCTACATGCATGATGCTTGCAGCGAACGGACCAGGTTCAACGATTAATATTTTTTCGCCATCCTTGCGCCACGGTCTTGGAAATGTTGTAAAATTTGTTAATCTATCTGCCGGAGCAATAAATTGATTATTAAAATGTAGATGATTCCTTGTGAGTCTATGCCACTTTTTGTTTGGTTCAACAAAATTAGTATAGCCGCTGTCTATAAACCAAAAAGGAAGATTGTTGTCAATTTTATCAACTATAATATTTTCATTACCTACAGTATTTCTTAACAAGCAGTCTTCGGCACTGTTTGTAAAATCTTTACGACGAATCATATCTGCTGTTTCGTCTATCTGTAATCCCACAGTCTTGATAAAATCTTGCTTAGGATAAGTGCGATATAATTCAAAAATCTTTTCTTTTCCTAAGTGATCGATGAACATCTCGAGGTGTTTATAGATATTAGTATAAAAATGATTTTTATGATTTGTAATTTGTTGATTCACTCGATCTGTCCAATCTTTAAGATCTTTTCGAATCGATTGCGTAATTTTTTGTTTTATCTTATCTCGTTGTTTGTCAATACTAAACTTAGGTTTGTCTCTAGTTTCAATAACCCAGGATATGGTACTAGCTAGGTGGCGGTCATTTAGATCAATATGCTTACATGCATCTCGAACGTCAACTAATTGGATTAGAAATCTAGCTATTTCTTTGTCATTTACTAATAGTTTCATTTGTTTAATAATTTCCATGCTGTGCCATTGGCTATTTCTTCGTGAGTAAATTGTCCGTATGCCAACGAAGCACAATGATCTTGCACCAGAGTTTCGTCTGGATATTGCGGTGTTGCAATTTGACTAAGATCAGTCTGGGCTAGCGGCGATGCTGCACACGGCACAGTAACAAATGCCGGTATACCATATATCACAGATTCTAGTGCAGCAATACTATTAAATGCCACCGTAGCAAACACACCCTCATCTAGAGCATCAAATATTGAATAGATTTGTCGGTTGGTTCTACTACCCTTTTCTCTGATTATAATTTCCATATCAGTATGTTTTTTAATAGTTTCTATGGTTTTCATTAGCCAGGGTTTTTCACCGTTAACATACGGATCCATGTCATAGCCGTAGAATACGCATGATTTTCTGTTCGGCACAACTATTAAAATTTTTCTGCCTTTTTTCTTCCAACCCCTCCATTGGTATCGGGGATCAATTTTACAAATTTGCTGCCATCGATCACTGGGGTGTTTTTCTAGCCAGTGCTTTTGCAGATCATTTTTAACTATTCTATGAAATAATTTTTTGCCGCTGGGATTCCCTAGACTTTGAAAATTTCCAAAATATCCCGTGTCCATATAATAAAAATCTTTTTTATCTTGCCAATGTTGTTGTATGTGTTTTCTTTTAACTACTCCTCGAAAAATTGAAGGGGCTGTCCCTGGTATCGACTTTCTAAATAATTCTTCATCCATTTAATAACATCTCCATGGCTTTGCCATTGCGTAATTCACTATTATGAAACTGCCCGTAAGCTAAATGGCAGCCCCACGCATACAATTTATCTTGATCAGGATAGTACGGTTCGTTTATTTTAGATAGATCTTGCAGGCTAACAGGTGAAGCTGCATTAGATGGTGCTAGAGTAAATGCAGGTATCCCGTGAAATACAGCTTCTGTGGCCGCCACACTGTTGAATGTAACTAACGCAAATACATCGTCATTTAGGGCCTGTTCTAGTGTGTCGTTAACTGTTCTATCCAATCTTTTAGGTGCCCGCTCTCTAATTACTACAGGTCTGTCTGTGTATTTTTTTATTTCATTTATGGTATGTTCTAACCAAATATCTAAATCGTAGTCATAGAATCGCATAGGTTTTTCATCTGGTTTGGCTACGAGTATCTTTCTTCCATCTTTGTTCCAAGGCTGAAATTTTTTGTTAAAATGTTTGAATCTATCATCTTTTCTTGGAACTATCTCGCCATGTTGCAGATCGTTCTTTACTATGCGATGCCAATATTTCCAACCATTGGGATTTGAATCAGTTCGTTCGTTACCGAAATATCCAGTATCCATATAGTAAAAAGTTCTGGCATCTTCCCAACACTGGTGCATCCATTTTTTCTTAAGTATTCCTCTTAACACAATTGGATCGGTACTGTCGTTGTAATTAAAGTTATCAGTCGAGGTTGTTCTAGTGTTGCATCCCTGAGCAAACATGTTGATATATGGATCTTTCCCATCTTTACTTAGAAAGATCATTTCAGCATCTCACGTAGATTCTGTTTCCAAACTTTGTGATATTCGCAACGTCGATATTCTTTGAACCAAGGACCTCCTTCGGTATAGTGTATGGCTTTAGGAACACCGTCTTGAGGCGCTTGATACCATCCTGCTAGCCAATTCCACTCTGGTGCAAGGCTTCCAATTTCTGAATCATCTAGCCATTGAAATCTATGTAGATACTGACCTGTTTGAGAATTTACTACATCGGGGGTTATCTGTTTGTTAGATGGATGAGCACAATTCCATAAAATCGCCGAGCTCCAATTTTTTCTTGGATAGGGCAGTTGCTTGCATCCGTCCATCTTTAGACCTTCTTTAGGAGTGTAGTCATGCTTTACTACCATCACTGCATATTTGTCATCGGCCTGTTTAAACAGCTCAGCAACATCGTCGACAAAAACAAAATCACAGTCTACAAACATTGCCCAGCCTTGATAATTTGTAAGATAAGGAACTAAAAATCTTGTAAAGGTAAATTCTGTAGAACTTAAGGGATCAATATCTCTGGTATAGATATCGCTCTTTCGAAGATCTTGCTGTTTCAACGCTATGACCTGTGCTTGAGGTTGATGTTTATATATACTGTGTTCACAGACTTGAAATGCAATATCTTCTCTAATATCATATCCTACAAAAACTTTCATTTTCTTTCTATGTCCTCTTCAACGCATTGTTCACCGTATTGTATCTCTACAATTTTTAAAGGATGATCGTAGGGATTAGTAAGTTGGTGCCACTCCTGTACTGCAACATGTAGCTGATCGTGATGAGCCAATACTGCCGGGGCTAGTTCAAAATCTAACGGGGTTGCTCTGTTAACAACAGCTTGACCTTCGCTGACAATCCAATACTCAGCACGTAGATTGTGCCGTTGCATACTTAGGCTTTTGCCGGGGTTGACTGTGAGTTCTTTGACTTTCATGCCCGGAACTTCATGTAGTACACGATAGTAACCCCACTGCCGTTCAGTTTTAGGAGTCTTCCATTCTTGTAAAATCCAACTACTAGAATTGGCTTTGTTAAAACCGCCGACTCCGAACGCGAAGGTTAGATTATCATGTTGAACTTCCATTTCTGGAATATTGTCGTTGGTTCTATCCCCACCGTTGGCAAAAACTATCTTGTCATTAGGAAAGGTTTGTTTTACTAATTTAATTGCCAACTTAGCACTGTTGTCATCATCGTTGAACTCGATAACGTAGTCTACGCCTACAATATTTTTTACAATGTTTAGTCTTTCTTGAAAGGGCATAAATGGCGCACCTTTCTTGCGTGTTAGCCATGCATCTGAATTAATACCAACAACTAATGTGTCTCCTAATGCTTTGGCTGCTTTGAAATAGGCGATGTGCCCAGAATGTAGGGGGTCAAATCCACCGGTTACAAGAACGATTGTTTTCATGCAGATATTTATCTGCTCATATAATTACAGATTATTTTTCCAGTATTCTGAATTTTTAATCCAATTATAGTAAATTTCAAATCCTTCTTCAATATCAACTTTGGGATCAAAGTTAAAATCTCGGCGGGCAGCAGTGATATCTAAAGCACCTCTACTGGGAAAATCAGCATCTTTATCTCGTATCTCAATGGCGCCGTTGCCTACTAATTTAACTGCCAATTCAGCAGCAGATAGCAGTGTTTTGCTATGACTTTTTGTAATATTGTATATTTTATTTTTTGTTGATTCGACTTGTACTGCATCCACTATACCGTTGGCTGCATCGTCAACATAGGTAAAATCTAAAGTTTCACTTACTCCGTTTACTTTGAGAACACCGCCACGCATTGCTGTTAATAAAAATTTTGAAATAACTCTATCTTCAACATCAAGCGGACCATAGACTGCACTGGGTCTAAAAATTGTATAATCGGTACCGTGCTTTTGATAATCTTTAATTAACCATTCTCCAGCTAGTTTCATAATACCGTACTGACCCTGTGGCCGACAAATATCGTCTTCGGTAACATAGTCTTGAAAATCACCGTATACCATACTGCTGCTAGTATAAAAGAATCGTTGAACTTTATGTTTTTTACAATTCTCTAATAGATTTAGTAAACCTTCACTCATAGTCCTTGAACCTAAACAAGGATTTGCATTTACTACCTTTTGTCTCGGAAAACTTGCTAGGTGTATAACTAGTTCGGGCTTGTGTTTTTGAAACAACCAGTCGATTCCGCTAACATCAGCAATATCGATTGTATATAATCGATCAGTTTTAATTATTTTTAATCGTTCACTAATTAGATAATTAATTTCGCTTTGAGGAATAATACCGTAGTTTGTTCTTGTATCTACTACTGCAATTTCGTGACCTTGCTGCTCTAATTTTTTAACAACATTGTGTCCAATTAGCCCTAAACCGCCAGTTACTACAATTCTCATAAGGTTGCGTCTTCTAATCCTGCTGTTCTAAGTTTGACAATATTTGATACTTGCCATTGTTTGATATCGAGTGCTTTGATAATGCCTAACCATTTATTTCTAAGTAAGGCAAAATCGTTGATGATTTTTTCAAAGTCTACAACGTCTGCTTCACCTTCTACGAACTTTTCACAGTCCCTAGAAGATAAAGCACGTTGATAGTTTTCAAGGTACTTGCGAAAATGTTGACTACGAAGTCTACGAAGTTCAATATTAAGATATTCTAAAATACCTTCAATCTCTTGAAGTTGATTAAATCTAGTTTCAACAATGCCTGGCATATTTGCTGAGATTTTTTCAAGACTTCCTGACAATTTGCAATCTATTTTAGCTGCCAACAACTCAGTTTCATAATAGGCCACTGCATCAGGAATGTTTGAAATATCCTTTGAAACTTTATCGTACCAATTCACTTAGTCCTCGTACTCGTCGTCGTAATCACTTTCTTCGTCTTCCTCAATTTCCTCACCATCGATAGCATACTCAATGGCTTGGTCTAGATAAGGATCTACACCTTGCAAACTTTCTAATACTGAGTCTTTGACACCGTAGTCCAACAGTGTATTAACATAATCTGCGGCAACGTCTTTACGATGTTTTTCTGGAATGTGTTCAATGATCACAGTCCATAGGTCAGCAATTAAATCTTCTTTCATTCTGCGCTCTCCGTTTCAGGTTCAACATTAGTAGTTATCTCTGAAGCGGTGGTTTCACCATGTTTTGAAATGTCTTCCATGACAATATCAAGTCCGTCTTTCTCATTACGTTCCCAAGCCTTGCGGAACTGTTTGATAATCTCGCCGTCTTTGGTCACATATACAAGACTGTTTCCTTCTTTCTTGAGCATACCTTTAGCTTCGAACAGGTCGACCAACCCACTATATGGACTCATACCTGTTTCATAAGGAATTTCAACCTGCACACTTTCAAATGGCTTGGCATAACGAGTTTTCATAATCTTACAAGCAGCACGAATACCCTGTACTGTTGTAGTCTTGTTGCCGTCGGCATCAAGTTTTAACTTCAGCTTACGCATAGCAACCACAATAGAGCTGGCATAGATAAACCCTTGCCCGCCGCTGATCTTGTCATCGGGATCGAACATATCTTGTGAAGCGTATGTGTGATTGGTTGCTACTAGACCAATACCTAGACTACCAAACATGTTTACACAGTTACGAACAAGTGCTGTTAGTGCTTTAGGCTTACGACCCATATCACCTTTCATATCACCTGCTTGGAATTGATTAACATCAGTAGGAGTCAATAACATACCTAAACTATCGATGATGAACAATACTTTAGGACGATCGGCTTCATCCATTGTTTTATATTCTGCAACAAATTCTGTAATAGTTTTTGCTACATCGTCAATCATCGCCATGTTAAGTTTCAACAACTTATCTGGACTTGTATCAACGTCAAGTGCATGCAACCACTTTTCATCTAGTGCGTTTTCTGTATCGATTAAGATTGGAAAAATGCCTTGTGCTTGTGCGTTCTTAACCAAATTGCCTGAACAGATAAATGATTTACCTGCACCTGATTCGCCAGCAAACACAGTTACTTTGCCTAACGGAATGCCACGATTAAAATCGCCGCTGATTAGATAGTTTAGTGCATAGTTGTTTGTGCTAACCCAATCTGTTGGGTCATTAAAGCCAATACTTAAACCATCGATAGATTTAGTAATTGACTTTCTAAATTTTGATATATCAAATGCTTTTGCCATTATGATTTCCTGTAATGATGACGAGTGTGGGAATCATCCCACACTCTTACTTTAGCTTGATTACTTCTGACGGTTACGAATCATGGCAAGGATGTCTTGCGCACGACTAGCACCTTCTGCTGATGCTGCCGGTGTAGCTGCCGGAGCAGTAGCCGCTGGCTCGTCATCAATTTGATCATCAATAGGAGCTGCTGCCGGAGCACGGACTGCAGCCGGCTTGTTAGGATCGCCAGTTACCTGACCCATGCCCGCTGGTTTGAAGTATTGACCCCAACGATCCATGTCATATGCTTCACCGTCAACTGACGCTTCAAACATTTCTTTCATGACTTTGAGTTCAACATCACTTGGCTTCTTAGGAAGGAAGTCACTAAGATTATGAAGGCCGTGTGCTTCAATTGCTGCAGTTTCTTCTGTTGTCAATGAACGCTCACGACGGCTCCACTTTGAAGTAGAGTAGTCTGCAAATCCGCCTTTGCTGGTTTTAGCAATACGGAAGTCTAGACCCTTAAGAGCGTCGGTTGGCAACTCGTCCAACTCTGGATCCATCAACGCTGAACGAATGATTTGATAGATCTGAGGACCAATGATAAATCTGCGAATTGGATTTTCCGGAGTCTTTTCTTCACGAATCGGATCTTCAACTACAAAGCCTTGGAAAATGTAACTACGTTTCTTCCAATACTTACGACCCATTTCTTCTAGACTTTT